CTCCTCTTGCTGCCTTAAACCTATAGCAAGTATTTCTGATTGTACATCCTTTACCGTTACACATTGTTATATCTGCCATAGTTTTAGTTGTTTTAGTTAAAAAATATATCTTATCTTATTCCAAGGAATTATACTATTGTGCAGTTGTTTAAACTGATATATATAATCTCTCTTCATTTCATGATGGTATCTTAGGTTACTTCCTCCATACTGTGATGTTTTAGTTTCTTGTATCTCAGGTGTCCATAGAGTTACCTCTGTCTCAGGGTTCTTTTCTAAATTTAATATATGTCTTTTAAAATTGTGTGTAAGAAATATAACTTCAGCTAATACTTGTTTTTTATAATCCACATAATCATTCATCATATTAAAAAGATCCTTATAGTCTTCTAACCATCCATCATATACTATGACCGGACTGTAGTTGACATGTACATCATAGCCTGCATCTATAAATGCATTAATAGCTTTTATTCTATCAATGATCTTAGATGTACCTGGCTCATGTATATCTGCCATTTTTTGTGGCATTAAGCTAAACCTTATACGTATCTTACCTTCAGGATCAAATGCTGTAAGGTCCGGGTTAACATACTTAGTTGCAAAAGAACCCATAGCAATGGGATGATCTTTAAAGAATTCAAATATTCTTTCCCAATCATGATACTTAGCATGCAGTGCAAAATCTTCATTACAACTAATGTCATATGTAGTAAAATCAGCATGTGTTTGATTAGGCTTATCTACAGGAGTAAAGAATGCATGGTTATTTACAGCAGTAAGTATATCCCCGGTGTTTTTTGCAACACTTAAGCCTTTTGGCTTATGACGTTTCATATAGCAATATGAACAGTTATATAAACAACCATGACCAAAGCTAGGAGAAATAAAATCTGTACTTCTCCCAGATGGTCTTATAGTAAATGTTTTTCTATTTACTTTTGTTATCATTTTAGTTTACCACCACAGTTCATGCATAATTTACCACTTTGTGTTGGTTTAGGATCACCACAATCACATTTATAATCTTTCATATTTTTCAAATTTTATTTCTATCCATTCCCAACATTTTTTTGGACATTTAAACTTTCTGGAATGTTCAATCTTCCAACTTCCACTTTTTAATTTCTTATATATGCACCCTGTCCAAACATCTCCTAAAGGAAATACACTCACCCACTTACTTCTTTCAAGTAAGAATTCAATGTCATTTTCTTCCATAATTATTGTGAGATAAAAAAAGGGACACTAAGGTCCCTTTTCATATCATTGTATTTAAAAATTATCCTTTAATAACTTTCATATTAGCAGTATCCGTAGGAGGCATTCCTACTGGGATTTGATTATCTAATTCTGCATCAAGATATTTTATATAATCATAACTATCTGCATTTAAACAAAATCCATTTAAAAATGTTTCTATTTCAGATCTTTCTGATACATAGTATTCTGCATATGTTTCAATTAGTCTTCTTTCTTCTCTGAAATCTTTACCATTTTCACGTTTAGCCAATTTTAATTTCATTGGATCACCATTATCATCAAGCTTTGGTAGCATATGATATGATTGTTTTGAATGTTTTGAGATCACTGCAAGTATTTTACTGCTTGGATCAAAGATTGCTTCCATAAATGGACAATCTGCATTAAGAGGGATTGCCTTAAATGATTTATAAGGACCCCAATTTGATGTAATTAACATCATACTCTTTTCTACGTTAAGAGATGTTGATTTTACTTTTTTTGCCATAATTTAAATTTAATTTGTTAACTCTGCAAAGATAAAAACTTTTTTTTAAAAATTTCTATTTCTTCTGATTTATATTTAAAGCATTCTTTTTTTAAATCTGGTAAGTCACATAATTCATGTACATCTTCTATAGTTTCAATAGATACATTTAACAAATCTGCATAGTCTCCATGCCAATATGTAGGATGTAAATAACTTTCTACATATTCTGCAATTGCACCATGTTCACCAAAAAAATCTGTAATTGTTTCTTTTGCATTTAATGATATTTTTGAATATTGACCATTAATTAATTTTTTTATATCCCACTTATATACTTCTAAATCAAAGATAACTGCTAAGTGACATATATTTTTAGTTCCTTTTAATTGGATTGTTCCAATATATTTTTTGTTTTGTTTTAAATAATTTTCTTCAAATAATTGATACTTTTGAAACCTTTTGTTAGGAATTTTATATAATAAGATAAGTTTATTATCTTTTACATCATATAAATTTTCCCAACCCATATATGTTTCATCAGGTACAAACATTACCCCCTTTTTAATACCTATAAGGGGGTAAAGAAATACCTTACTCTTTTGGAAATATTCTCTGTATAAGTTTTTCAAATTCCTTTTGTTATTATTATACTGATCAGTAAGCTTCTCAAAATCTTCTGGATTAAAAAATACACTAAAATCCATTAGGTTAGAGAGTTACTTCATTATTGAGGAATTCATATGGTAATTCATATTTACATTCCGTATAATGAAAGTTAACAATTTCTAATATCTTATGCAAATTATCTGTCCATTGATTTAACGAAGGACTTGACACATCAAATGCATAAGTTTGATCATATTTATCAATAACTACAAACTTAAAAGAAATTTTATAAGTATTTGCTATTTCTTCAGAAACATTTTTACCAACTAGTATGACATAGATAGCTGCTTGTAACCAATATCTATAGAAATCTAATGTATCAGGAAAATCTGTTAAACTCTTACCTGAAGTTTTTAAGTCAATAATAGTAATAGTTTTTGTTTCATGATCAATAACATATCTATCTACATAACCGTGAAGTCCAAACTTATACTTAGCAAGTTTACAAGTTAAATACTTTTCATTAAATACTTCTAAATTATCCATTTCAAAATCAGTTACCTCACTGGTAAACAATTTCATTATAGAATCATTAGCTTTCATTAATGCAACTCTTTCAGTAGCTTTAGCTAACATATCATTATCTATAACATCTTTGTTACCTGCAGCAGCTTCAAATGTATAGTAATCTATACATTCAACTGTACGGACTTTAGCTATACGTTTAGTTTCATCCTTTAGTGATTGATATAATCCAATTTCTTTAAGAGAATCTAATATAATTTTATCTTCTACTAAGTCTAGTTCTTTTGCATCTGTGTAAAGTGTAATGTTCTTTAATACCTTTCTTAAAGTATCTGATGGTATTTTACTAGGAACAATAGAAAACTCTTCATGCAGCTTCTCAGGCTGTAACAGCATCAAGTGAAGAAGTTTACCCTCCACTAGATGTTTATCTGTTCTAACCTCTTTTTCCTGTAGTATATACTCTTTATAGAATATTTTAGGAGAAAACAATAGTCTATTCATTGAAGAATAACTAAAATTAAACTTAGAATCCATAAATTCTTTTTCTTTTTGTTTATCTATTTTCATAATTAAAATGGTAAATCATCAATAATATGTGCTTTAATAGTTTCTTGCATTAGTACTTCACCAATGTTTTTATCAATACATTTATCAGCGTACTCCTTCTTTAGTTTTAAATCAGTTCTTTTAAATTCAAATACTGAATTTGATTTTATACCAAAAGCTTCTTCTATAACCTGCTCATATACAGTATCCAATATAGATTCCATTACAAAAGTTGTTAATCCTTTTTCATCTTTAACTAATTGTGTTATAAATTGATCATAAGGAGAAGTATGATGTCTTGACCATGTTAAACTAAATTTCTCAAATCTGTTTCTAACAGTTTTAAAATTAACATGATTCCAAGATTTTGTCCCTTTAAATTTATTTTCACAAAATCTAAAGAACAATAAAGCTACAAATCCTCTTGACTCTTCAACATTACAATTAGCTAGCATTTCCATACCTAAAGTGTGATTTTCTTTATCTTCACCCATAAACATAGAACATAATTGATTAAACTCATCTCTTTTAATAATTAATGAATCTTCAGTTGCTAATGCACTTAATGCACTATCCATTATTAATCCAGCTTGATTATTTTTTAAATAATCCCAGCTGTATTTATTACTTTTAGTTATATAAGCATGATAACCTCTAGATCCTTTTAAGTCATGAAATTCATCTCTAACTGTATCTAACTTTGGAGTATTATCTTGATAATAACCATGAGGTATATCCATAGTATAATATATCTCACCAGAATAGTTTTCAATATTAGCTTTTATTTCACTTATTAGTTTTTCATACTCTATTAAATCACGAAATGCAGATTTATTTTTTTGAAAAAACGTTAACATTGTAGCACCGGTATATATTCTATCCCACATATTATCTATTAGAGTTTCTATGTATTTTTCACTAATTATTATATGATCTGCTTTTGTTATATCTCTAATAACCTTAGTATTATACTTTTGATTAATGATATTCATTTTATCTCTTGGTAATGCTAATTTACCACATCTATAAAATGTTTTTCCAG